TCTTTTCGGGTAGTTCACAAGTTGCTAGCATTGATAAAGATGGTAAACTAACCGTTAGTGCAATAGACGCAGGTTCAAGTGCTATAACAACTACTGGTAATTTAAATGTTGGAAGTATAGCGGCAACAGGAACTATAGTTGCTAACAATACAAATACTATAAATGGTATAAATATAAATAACAGTAACCAAGAAATATCTGGTATTGGTAATATTTATGCTCATAAATTTTTCGATAGTCAAGATGATAATTACTACGTAGATCCTGGGCACTCGGGTATATCTGTAAATGTTGCTGGCCAAATTATCGGTGCTGGTAATGCTAATATTGGTGGTATTGCTATAAATGCTTCTAATAAAGAAGTATCTGGTGTTGGTGATTTATATGCTTATAAATTTATTGATTCACAAACTGGTACTCATTATTTAGATCCAGGTAATAGCACACTATCATTAGTCACTGCTGGTAAAATAACAATAGGCGCATTTACAATACCAAAAACAATTGGTACTGCAGGACAAGTATTAAAAGTGCCAAGCTCTGGTACTGAATTAGAATGGGGAACTGCAACTGCATCTGCGCAAATAGGAGATTTAAGTGTAACACCTATAAGTAGTGCAGATGATTTTAAAGTATTGATTGATGGAAATTCCGCAGGTATATCTGTATTATCAAATAGCGGAACAAGTGGAAGTTCGAGTGTAGTTGTTGGAAAAGATGGACAGATTAATGGCGGTATATTTGAATACAATAAAGCATTATCTGCGGTAAGAATACAAAGACACGGTGCGGTTTATATAACAATTAATTCATTAGGTGTTGCATTAAGTGGTATTCCAACTCACGCAGACGATACCGCTGCGGGTACTGCTGGATTATTAGCTGGTCAGTTATACAAAACTTCCGGTGGAGATTTAAAAATTAAACTATAATATGAAACTATGGAAAATTGTCCTTTTTGCGGTAGCTGTACTTGTCACTAGTTGCTCAATACAGAAAAAACCTAAATTACAAATTACACATGTCTTAGCTGTAACTCAGCAAGGTGACACATTAACTATACCTATTGATGTTATAAGGCCTGTTAATTATAGAATAATAAACTATAATACAACGCCAAGCTACGGGTGGTATCACGGTGGCAGAACATACCATTATGATTATAGTTACAGCCCCTCAAATAGAGGAAGTAATAATAACGATAAAGGTTCAAATAAAATTGTGCCTAGAGAAGATCCTGGAGACGGGAGACCATCAGGAGAAGTTTTAATGAAAGGAAAAAGGTAATGAACTTTTTTGATTTTAATAATAACGGAAAGTATGATTGGTGGGAATATTTATTACCTATTGTAATAATATTTATAATTGAAATTATTGCCGAGGTTGTGGCAAAATTTTTGATATTTTAGAATATCGAGGAGCTGTTTTCATAATCTTTAATCCATTCATCCAGCCAGTATAAGGTACTTCGCCTACACTCAAATTACTGAGCATATGCCAATTTATAATACCTCTTCTTTTAAGAGAGCACATATATTGTTGTTCCATATCTTTATCATGAGCTGGTCTGTTTAACACATACACTGGTAAGTGCCAACTATGAGGATTGCAATTACTTACTTGGCCACGTTTATCACGTGGTCTTTTATCAACGCTTTTAGCGAAGAAATCAAAACCTATAAGATCAATACTTTTATAGGTTTTTACTTTTTGTATAAACCATAATATAGTTATAAATCCCGCACTAGGTCTATAATCGTTAACGCCTAACAAATCTTTATCAAACTGTTTCATAACGCTAACTAATTCATTGTCAGAATACATTTCGGTATATTCTGGAAAGTCTTTTGGTAATCTATTTTCTAATACCCAGTCTTTTAATTTTAAATTACCACGGCATCTATTTAATAATACTTTAGTATTTTTAAATTTACCGTTAATAAATTTATTTTTAACAGTAGTATATGATGGCGATCTAAATTGTCCAGTAACCCATATATCACATTTAGTGCCTAATGATTCTTCTTGTAAATCATTAGCTTCAATAGCTCTACCAAACCTTACAACAATATCATATTCATCGATAAACTTTGCGAGTTTATGATTCATAATCTCTACAGAGTTACCGACAAATATAATACGTTTATTTTTTACAAACTGTTGTATACTCTCCACCATTCTTCAGAAGCTTGTGCATCCCTATAGTCATCAAACCAAGGTCCGCCGTTTGTATAATGTAATGCTTTAGCGCCTTTTAAATCATAGTGACCAACTAAACAATTAAATTCTTTAGGTAAATCAATTATGTTATTATCATTAATAAAATAAAATTCATGTAGTTGTTTTGGCGTTGCATTATCTATATATTCTTTTGATAATTTATTTTTAAATTGTTTACATCTAAATAGCATTAAGCTAGACCAATTCTTTTTTGGGTATGATTTGTTTTCAATACCATTCATTTTATTGCTTTCAGCTTCATAATCTTCATGTTTTACAACCGCCATTGGTTGATCAGCATTTAAGTACTTTCTTAACTGTCTTGGATCACATTTCCATAAAAAATCATTATCACAAAACAATGCCATTCCTTCATAATTACAAAGTAATGGTACATAAAATCTTGTAAAAGAAAATTCTGTTGATTCACCTGGCACATCTTCTCTGCCATATATACCAGCTTCTTTTAATTTAGATTTGTTTAGCCACGTTATATCCGCTTCTGGCCAGTAATTTTTTATAGATCTTTCGCAAACTTTTGTTGCATCTGTAAATCTTGAGTCGTGTCCTATAAATATTCTCATTTTATATTTTTTTACCTGATGTTTTTCTGTTTATATCGTCGTGATTAAATTCAGCCCAGTACAATTCAAATGCTACACCATCTTCTAAACCTTCAAACTGATGAAACTTACCGGGTTTAACCATAGTAAAATCTCCAGCTTCAAGTATTGTTTCGTCCACAAGGCCTTGATCTTCTTGCCAAACTCTGATAAGCATTTTACCAGATTCAACAAAAAATCCATTCCACTTATATTTATGTTCATGTTCTGAACATTTAAATCCTTTATTATATTCTATTCTGTGAAACTCTAATACACCATTTTTGTGCACCATCTCAGTTTTGCCCCAAATTTTTCCTGCTTTCATAATTTATTAAAATAAGGTTTTGACCAGTTTCTTTTATTCATAAGTCTAGCTTGACTTTGTGATTTTTGTTTTTGTTTAGGTTGCCAAGCAATCCACTCTGGTCTGCCATTTTGTTTATTTGATGTTACTTTAAATTTTTCTATAGATTGATTAGGCTTGTTTTTAAAGTGTATACTAATCAATATTCTTGGCCCTATTGTATCAACTTTGTGATATTGGTATTGTGGTATGTATAGCAAATCGCCAGGTTCTAAAATAAACTCTTCAGCTATTTCATCTGGCTTATCAGGCGTAAACTCTTTGTATATTGTCCACTTAGTTTTACCTTCAGTATGGAATAAGAAGTTTTCAGTTTGGTCTGCATGTGCAGGAAATGATTTCGAATTAGCTTTAGGTGAAGCATATATATTAGCTTGTCCCGTACCAAAGTATTTTTCAAATTCAAAACATATATCAACTAATGCTTTCTTTTCATACTCAACAAACGGTATAACAAATGTTTTACCATCAGTCCATTGTTTGTACATTTTTTGCTTACTCAGTAAAGGTAATTTTAATTTACCTTTTCTTACTTTATCTAAACACCATCGGCCATCACCTTGTTTACGGTAATCAATAATTTGCAAACCTTTTAAATGAGGGTATCTATTCAGGTAATTACTAAAGTCATTCCAACCAAATAGGTCTTTAAATTTATTCCTTCTAATAATTAAATGTTTCTTGCCCCAATAGTTTTTAAAAAAGTTTGCAACGCCTACAGGTTCTAGTATTTGTTCTATTGTTATTTTATCCATCGCACGCTAAACAGTTTTCATCCATAGCTTGATCAGCAATATCGCCTCTCAATACAGATTCGGTTCTCATATAATATAATGTTTTAATGCCTTTTTTCCACGCAGCCATATGTACTTTGTTAAGCCATTTAGGTGTAGCCTCGCTTGGAAAAGCTAAGTTTAAACTAACTGATTGGTCAATATATTGTTGACGTATACCAGCTTGATTAACCAATTCTAATTGATTAATTTCTTTGAAAGTTTTGAAAACTTCTTTGACAGGTATGCCGTGAGGCCCATGTATAATGCTGTCTAATTGTTTTAAACCTTGTATAGATCCTCCGTCTTTTAGTATTTGATTCCATATAATTTCATTATCTATTTTATGCTTCCTTAAGATTTTTTTAAGAGTTGGGTTTTTACGAATGAAAGTACCTTTTGCACTTTGCTCTGTGAATACATTAGCTGCCCACGGTTCAATACCTGGGCTAACGTTTCCACTAAGCTTAGAGTTACTGACAGTAGGAGCAATAGCGCGTAAGTGGGTATTACGTAAACCAGTACCGACACACCAAAGAGGTTCTCCAAAAATTTCAGCCATAGCTCGTGAAGCTCGTTCAGACTCGATTTTAATTTGTGAAAATATTTTTCTTGTTTCATATGTTGCTAATAATCCTTCAAATGGTAAACCTTTTTCCTGTAAATATGTATGCCAGCCAAGCACACCCAATCCTAATGCTCTACCTTTTTCAGCAGACCTAACAGAATTGTGGAAGCCAACTTTACCTTTTGACTTTTGTATAAATTCTTCTAACACGCCGTCAAGAAACCAAGTGGCGTCATATATTAAATTGGTTCCTTTCCATTCATCATATTTGGCTAAATTTAATGATGATAAACAACAAACAAAAGAATGTGACTCATCAGTATGCAGTGTAATTTCGCTACATATATTTGTCATATGTACTTTTAGTCCGTGTTTTTTATAAGCATCTGGGTTATTTTTGTTTGTATTTCCCTTAAATAAAATATAAGGTTCTCCAGTTGCTTTACG